AACATCACCAACTAAAACTAATTTCTTAGTCTTAAGTTCTTTTAGAAATTTTAGAAACTTTTCAGTATTACATCTTGGAGTTCCTAGGTGAATATCACTGATAAAAGTTGCGTCGTACATAAAGAGTTATGGTTTTATCTTATGTATCATAGCAGAGATATTATGAAAAGGAACATACCGAATGCTATGAAGGATGTGAGGATTGTGAGCATTTATCTTGTGTATTATACAGAGACTACTGTGAGAATGATTGATGGAATAGCAGGAACAACTCCACTTGCGGTCCTTGCTTTGATTTGAATATGATCGTCAGTAGAACTCCACATAAGTTCATAATAATCATTTGCAGAAGCAGATACTACAAAGTTCCAAGCAGCAACAACTTCGGAATTGGTTCCTTGAACTGCTAATTCTGTTGCACTATTTGGAACATCTACTCCATTTTTTTTCAACCAAATATAAACATGTGCTAGAGAACCTTGTGATTTATCAATTTGTAAAGAAAATTGAATATTATATATTCCAGAGTTTGCAACGACAATATGAGAACTATTTGCGATAGATACTTGATTTGATATATCAGTTGTATTGATTGTAACTGGTTGATATGTATTAACTCCTACTGCATTTTGTGTTGTGGTATCATAAAAACTTCCATAATATCCCGTAACAATACCAACAATATTTCCTGAATTGATATTAACAAATTCTGCTGTATTTGATGAAGAATCCCATTGTAAAAATTTTGAATTATAATTACTTGAATTGGTTGCAACACCAACAACATCATCCAAGTATCTTATTTGAGTTTCACCACCTCCACCTAATGTAGAGAGTTGTTGCTGAATACGAGAAAGGAAAGTGCTGTAATGTTTCTGAAGATCATCAAAAGTGGCAAACTTTTGATCTAATGGTGTAATTGGATCATTCTTATGTTTAGTATCTGATGGTTCAGATAATAAACCTAATGATTTTTCTATTAAAGTATCTTTTTTTACTTCTACTACTTCAACAATTTGAGGTTCTTGTATTTTCTTTTGAATAATTTTTTTCTTTTTGGGTTTCAGTTGCTCAATAAAAAGTGTCTCAAAAGAATCACCAACTAAAGATTCTATCTCTAGTTTTTTCTTTTTATTTTCTTCTGCAACTATTTTAAATAATTCTGAAAGTTCTTCCATCAAAAATTATATTTCTTAGATATTTATATTCTATTATATCAGAGACATTAGAAAGAGGAGCACTCCGAATGCTATGAAGGCTGTGAGGATTGTTAGCATCTTATTGGTGCTTTTGTAGGTATTTAACTGCACTACTTAATGTATTTAAGTTGTCTCCAACCAATCCTAACATTCTGTTGCAGTTACTACAAAGTAATCCCCGGACTTTACCTGTCTTATGGTCGTGGTCTACATAAAGGTTGTTACTATCTTTTCTACCATTAGTATTTGGATTAAAGCAAATAGCACATACTTCATTCTGTTCTTGTAAGATGTTTTTGTATTGCTCCAATCCAAAATCTTCACCATAAGTATATTTTAACATATAATTCTTCTTATCATCATAAGAAGGTTTTTTATCCTTATAATCTTTACTATAACATTCCTTACATCTCTTATGACCTTTGTAGTATTCGGAAATTAGTTTTTCTACACCACATTTATTACAAGTAATGTGAGTTTTATTAGACCAGTTTTCGGCATAGGTTTTTTCTTCACATCTAATGCACCTTCTACGACCTTCTCTAAAATCAGAAGTGGGAAGTTCTTTGGTGCAGGTTCTACAAATCTTCGTGGTTCTCATTATGGTGTTTAATCTTTTAACTATTTATAAAATCTTAAAGTCCATTATAGCATAAAAAAAGAGACCCGTAAAGGATCTCTCAATTATATCAACCAATAGAAGGAGCAGTTAGAGCAACCGAAGTTGTTTCTGCAGCCGCCAAATCTAAAGGAAAGTTGTGCAATTGTGTTATCGTAGTGGTTCTTTATCCTCTACTTCTTACTATCGCTAGTAAGTTCAGACTATCTCTTCATCCTTATGTTTATTAAGGAGTCGGGCATTCGTGGGTGGATTATTGTTGGGACTCACCACCTAGTCGTTAGACCTTTCAGAAAACTTTAACCCTTTCTGACTTGGTACGGGATTGTCTCATAGAGAGTTTCCCCGTTTAACCCGATTTTACTAATGCCTATTACTAGGCAAGAACACCAACAAATCTAGCGTTCCGTTCATGCATGACCTCAAGGCCGAGACCAGCACGATTTAAAATGTCCGCCCAAGTAGGAATTACTCGGTTTTGACTATCAACGATGGACTGGTTAAAATTAAAACCATTACTCTGTTTCCTTAAATTTACCATCTTTAAGGAGAGGACTATATCTTCATCCCAGTAGGATGTCGGACGCTTATTCCTGTTATTAAGGGAACTATATCCCTCAGGTAGTCTCTGAACCTTTCTTGAGTGTACTCAAGACTTGGATGCTGATTGCCCTTATATTTGGAGGGTTTCCAGCAATTCATCCGATGTTTGCCGTTAAATTGCTTTAACGGAACCCCAATTGAGGTTAAAAGCCATCGTGGAAACACCAAGAGCGGTGAACCAGATGCCTACAACCGGCCATGCAGCAAGAAAGAAATGAAGCGACCTAGAGTTATTAAACGAAGCATATTGAAAAATAAGGCGTCCAAAATAACCATGAGCGGCAACGATGTTGTATGTCTCTTCTTCTTGTCCGAACTTATAACCATAATTCTGCGATTCAGTTTCAGTGGTTTCACGAACCAGTGAAGAGGTTACGAGGGAACCCCTATTGTACCTTATTTTCATAAGGAGTGGACTATATCATCAACCTATTTTTATTAGGTTGTCGGGCACTTAAACCTGTTATTAAGGGAACTATATCCCTCAGGTAGTCTCTGAACCTTTCCTAGATGTATCTAGGACTTGGATGCTGATTGCCGTATTACTAAACTTTTTTACAAGACCAACCATAAGCATTTTCTCTTTGTCCTTTTAGTAGAGGTGTTACCCTCTTGAAGTTTTGATTGGGAACTATTTTTTGTAGTTCTTCTAAAACTTCTCCACCAGTTTCACAGTTTATTATACAAACTGTTTCAACTTTAGTATAAGAGAAAATATACTTATCAGTAGAAGTAATAGCAACATTTTTGTTCCTATTTTTACCTCCCACTTTACCACCAATACTTCTCATTTTCATAGCATACTCAGACTTTACAGAACGAGCAGACATTTCTTTTTGATAATCAGAACTCCAAAAGTTTTTCTTGGATAATCTTAGTGCTTCGTGTGTTTTATAGGCACCTTCAACTCTAAGAAGTCTCCAACCTTCACTATCAAAACCACACATCAAGTTATATGCTGCTAAGTCATAAACTTGACCGTATACATCGTACCTTATTTTATGTGCGAGTATGTGGTCGTCAAAAGATAATGAAATAAGGTTTTCTGGATTATCAAGACCACCATCGTGTTTTGGGACAATATGGTGTTCTTCAAGATAAGTATTGGGAGGATATGTTTTTGATTTACATTCCTCAATAAAAGATAAGTACTGATTAGTCATACAGTTTATGTTACCAGAGTTATTTATATAAGTCAAGTAACATTTTAGTAACTTAGGGTTCCAGCAGTTCACCCGATTTTCACTTGCTGATTACTCAACAAGGGCACAGTTCCCTATGCATTGCGGAGAAAAGACTTCCTCCAAAAACACCAGCAACACCTAACATATGAAAGGGATGCATAAGGATGTTATGTTCTGCCTGGAAGACAAGCATATAGTTAAAAGTACCAGAAATGCCCAAAGGCATAGCATCAGAGAAAGAACCTTGACCGAAAGGATACACAAGGAATACGGCACTCGCAGCAGCAACAGGTGCTGAGTAAGCAACACAAATCCAAGGACGCATACCTAGACGGTAAGAAAGTTCCCATTCACGACCCATATAAGCATAGATGCCAATGAGGAAGTGAAATACAACAAGTTGGAAAGGTCCACCGTTATAAAGCCACTCATCAAGTGAGGCAGCTTCCCAGATAGGATAGAAGTGAAGACCAATCGCATTAGAAGAAGGAACAACGGCACCGGAGATGATGTTGTTTCCATACATTAGAGAACCGGCAACTGGTTCACGAATGCCGTCAATGTCCACTGGGGGAGCACCAACGAAAGCGATAATGAAGCAAACCGTAGCAGCAAGAAGGCAAGGAATCATAAGGACTCCGAACCAACCAACATATAGACGGTTGTTAGTGGAAGTAATCCACTCACAGAAATCGTTCCAAGTATTTGTGGAACGTTGTTGAGCAATTGTAGCAGTCATTTAATTAAAAGGGTAAATATGAGTTCGGGGGACGAACTGGGTACAGTATACTCCACGACACCCTCTATCGTGGATATGAGGGATGCTTTACTTCTCGTGATCCCGGTTGGAGAAGACACGGTTCTTAACCCCGTGTATGTATATATAATAACACTGTCAGCAAATCCTGTCAATAGGTCCAATTACCTAACTGGCACAGTATAAATAAGAACCCTTTGTCAGCAGGAATATTCGTTAATTTTATCCAGAACCATATTCAAGTATTGGTCCGCAAGTGCTTTGGGGTCTGAGGTATAAGTAATCTGTTCGTTCTGAAGTTTCTGCTTCAACTTTAGGACCTGATACTTCATTTCTTCTTTAGTCAATTGTCCTCTGGGCATACAAAAAATCCTTCTCTCCGTATTTAGAAAGAAGGATTGATATTGCTATTTTTTATTTGAGAGTTTCAATACATTTAGTAGTATTGCCGATATAAGTATTCCACAGAATATTGCGATAATATCAGAAGTCACCATACTCCCGGAAGAATTTGCCCGGTGGTAAGATAAGTACCTACAGCAATTACGAATCCAAGCATAGCAAGTCTTCCATTCCAAAGTTCGGCAGTTTCAGTAAATCCAAATTTCATTTTGTTTCTCCTTAGTAAGTGTCGGAAAGTTGATTGATAGAGTGTGCCAGAAGCACAAGAAAAGAAATAATCGTTACGGTAAAAATGAGTTCGTTCATCAGATTACACCAAAGAATAGGTGTCCTGTGAGTGCATAAGAAACAACTGCGGCAACAAATCCTAGCATCGCCCATCTTGAATTTGCTTTTTCTGCCTTCTCTGCATAAGTCTCAAGTGCATAACGCTCTGCATCAGTTGGAGACACATACATTTCAGGTTCCTTTGCGAACAGGTTTTGTTGCCCGTGCTCATTGGTCGTAACGGTCATCGTAGTTTCATTAAGAACTATGTCATTATATAGGCAAAGGAGGGCAATGTCAAGTGCCCCGAGTCAGAAGACCCTAACTTGGTGGCGGGGAGGGATTTGTGATTCTTCCCAGATAAGGGTCATAGTTCATCAGGTCATCAATTGTCATATCAGCACCCTGGTTCTCCCAAAAGTTGAGGAGACCATCGTGACTCTGACGATGAAAGACATCAATGTGCTCAGGATGAATAGAAGAACCTAAAGAAATCTTATAAAGGAACAGAGGAATAGAAAAGGTATTGCCAGAATTGTAAATCAAGTCGTCCGCAACTGCTCTGGGTTTTACACCATTATCTAACTTATACTTATCTCCACGAACATGATGCCTTAGAATCTTTTCGGCATGGTGACGAGTAATCATATAAGCAGCAGTTGAAAAATCATTCACAAATCTCTTATGAAGTTTTACATGCAAATCACCAGTACAGATAATGGCAAGTTGAATTACATCATAATCATAAGGAACCTTGGCAATAATATCATTCCAGGTAAAGTTCCAGCATCTGGCAAGTTGTAAATCCACATCATCTTCCATAATAACTGCATAAGGACTGTCAGAGGTCTCTATCCAGTGCTGGAGTGCCTTGAGATGAGAAGTTGTACACCCAATCTCACCAGAGGTCATATTCTCAGGATAGCGACCTTTTATAATATCACTCAGGTCATCTTCTCTTCCATCATACGCAGAGATACGAGTATAATCTTCAATCTCCCAATACTTAAACTGCTCTTCCATATATTCCTTTCTTTCTGGTTGCCCATCAAGATTAAGATAATATACCGGAGAAAGATTTTTTAATTTATATGCCGCTTTATTTTTATCCATATTAATGATGAACGAAACACTTAATTCCTAATTTTTTAAGATTAGAAGTATAAACTTGTCTTTCTTTTTGTTTATTGATAATTCCCACATTTCCTTCATGAAACCACATACGCTCATGCCATTCAATATACATCTCTTTGATATAATGTACATATTCAGATTCAATAATTTTAGGAAGAACTACAAATTCAGATCCTTCAATATCACATTTAATGTAAATCTCTGCCTCAGAATCTTTATTACAAATACTCTCTAAGATATCATCAATATCAACACATTCAACATCATATTGAAAAACATCAAAAATCACACCATTACCAATATCAATCAATGGATTAGTATCTAAAGCATTTGATCCAGTAGTGTATCCCTCCATAAAATCAGATTTAGTTTGATCTTTCCAAGCACCTTTATGCCCATTAAAGGTTATTGTTCCACTTTCATCCATAACTGCCTTTTTATTAAATTCAAAATATGCATAATTATTTTTTATAGTTTCAATAATTTTTTCAGATTCTTCATGAACTAAAATATTGGGCTCATAGGAATAAACATTCCATTCTTTATTAATATTCAACTTTTCGGTAAATTCCTTTAAACCTTCTAATTTATGAGCACCAAGATCTAGAAAATGTTTCATTTTAAAAGTTCCCCTATAATTGTATTAAAGATCTCAGTTTTTTTAAATAAAGGATCATTAGAATCTCTCCAGTTGGAATGCCAGTTAGTTGCGGCACGGTAGTGAAGGAACTTACCACCTAAATGCAATTCAAAGTTATAACCTTTGGTTACTTCATCATTTTGAATTTCAATATCCCCAAAATGAGTTGGGTATAGTGGGAACTCTTCATCAGTTTTTTTCATCTCAATATTATTTTTCTTAAAATAATAATACGTATGCCCACCAACATCGGTCATCTCACCTTCAACAACACCATCAGAAAAATTAATATCCAAATCAGTTATCTTAGGCATATTAAAAAACATTATCCCATTCCACATATAAGTAACTTCTCCCCTCTTTTGTGGAAGTCCTGCAATAATAGCATCACTCATATAATCCTCAATATTAAATTCATCAATCAAAAACAAATCAGAATCACAGAAGAAAACAATATCATCTAAATGATTTTTTCTAATGATATTATCATAAGTCCACTGAACCGTATCCGCACATGCTTGAGCAGGATTCATTGGATTTTTTCTTTCTGGTTTTTTATAATAAGAAAACTGATTTTCCAAACAAATTGACTGAAATTGATCAGAAATCTCAGAATCAATTGAATCGTCTACAATATGAAACTGATAATCTTTTTTAAGAAACTTTTGGAATAGTTTATTTTGTAGACTCACAAAATCAGGACGATTTACTACTGAAGTAAAAATTTGAACTACCATAATATTATACAATTTTTAATGGATGATATGTACTTGGAGCCCCACTTAAATCGGGTACACCTTGCAATCTAGAAAGGTCACATTTAACACTATCAAAAAATCTTTGAGCATCACTCACATGAATTCCAATATCTGTTACTTTACAACTAGTAACTGCATTATTATATCCACTCTGTTTAAAGAAAGGATTGTTTACAGAATAGATATTAAAATATTTTTGAACTTCAGCAAACCCAGTATCTTGATTATATCCAATGACTTCAGAAGCATGGTGTGATATTCTTTGACACATTCTAACATATTCTTGAGTCAAATACAATATAGCATGTCCACTAAGCATATTGTAGACCCTAACGATATTGTCATCAACAATATCATAATGAACGAAAGGTCCAGAAAAAGAGAAGTATCTTGCCCACTGTGATGTTCCAAGATAAACAGCATCTGCATCATCAGGAACTTCTATGATAGGTTCAAAGTTATATAAAAGGCAATCATCCTCAAACAAAACAAATGGAGGATCAATTTCACATAACCCAATATAGTGAGCACCAGCACATCCTGCCGGAGGATTGTCTGGTCTATAATTACCCTCAACTTTAATTCTAGTCTCAAAACCACATTTATCAAGAAGTGTTTGCATCTTCTCATTTTTTTCTTCGTGCTGTTTGAGATTCATATAAACAGCAGGAATTTTTCTCAAATCAATTTTCATACTGGATACTGTCCCATTTGAATTTTTTCTTGATTAAAAGAACTTTCTTTTTTCAAAGCAACTATTTTTGGTTCAAATGGATATTGGGGATGATTGATGAGTTCTTCTGGAAACATATAACTTGGAGACAATGCAGTTGGAGGATTCTCATTAAAGTATTTGTTCAAATGACTCTCATCATGCCACTTTGCTATAATACCATTTCTATCATCTTCTTCAACTCTTTCAGCAATAGTCTTTGCCATCTTTAAAAATATGGAAGACTTTCCACCAACAAATGCGGCAGCATAATACTTATCATAATTTTGGTCAGAAACATATGCCGTAGATTCTTTTCGTTTTTCGTATGGATATATTTTCTTTGATTCCAAAATCTTATATGGGTGAAGAACCCCAACAAGATCTTGCAATACCTCTTCACCAACAGTGTTAACAATACCAACATCGGCATCAAACAAATAAAGATAGTCAAAATCTTTCAGATATTCTGATTCTGAATTAATATAGTTATATTTTTTAAGAGCAGGTTCTGGCCAAGGTTTATGCCCTATTTGAGAAACCTTTACATTATCAGAAGTTTCTACTTCATGATCAGTAAAAAGAAGGCATTGAATATCATGACCATCAAGAAAGTTTTTCTCAATATCATCAAGAAGTCTTTCAACAAACTGAATGTATTTGTTTGTTGCAATAGTAAGAATACAGATTTTCATTTTTTTCCAACTATTATTGTATTTTTATGACTGCCATAATCAAAATAATTATCTTCAAGTTTAAACCCATCATCTTTCAATTTTGATATGAGAATATTATAATTATTCATGGAATCATTGGTAATCAAATTGTATGTAATATAAATTATTTTACTATTTTTAATAATTTTATTGTAATAATTTAGTTGAGTTTCAATCGTAAGTTCGGAGAGAGAATAATTACTAATAAAAAGATCAATATTAGAAATATCCTCCAATTCATTACAGGGAACGAATTTAATTTTTGGGTATATTTCAGAGAAATTTTTTAAGTATTTTTCTTGAAGCAATACTGTTTCGGGAAGATCAATATTTAAATACTCATTAAAGTTACATAGAACGCTCAAAGTTTTACACAAACCACCATACCCACCACCAACTTCAACAATTTTAGATACACTTTGATCATCACAAAGAAAAGATAAATCTAAACAATTTTTAATATATCTAAGAGTGGTCGGTGATATTTTACCGTCCCCATAGAAAAATTGATTTGGATTTCCTATTTGATCATTTTCTAAAAATTTATTCAAATATTTGTCATAGATTTCTTTGCCAACTTTTTGAATATGATCATAATATTGTAATCCCAATTCATAATGAACATGCTCCAGAATAACATTATATTCTTTGGACGATTTAAAATTATCAAATATATTAGAATCTTCAATAATTTTTTTACAAGTATTAATATATTCTCCACTATCTTTGGAATCAATATCCCACCCATAATTAGTATCCATAAATTTTTACCTTAAATAATTTAAATAAATGAAGTCTTCAAGAATTTCATATTGTTTGACTTTTTTGAAATTTTCTGTTATTGCATCAATTTTATTATAATATATTTCCTCTGATATGTCAAATTCTTCAGATAATTTTATTATACCATCACAGTTAAAATAATTGCAAATATCTGGAGATCCCATATAAACAGGTATTGTACCTGTCGCAAAACAATCAAGAATTTTTTCTGTGAAATACGATTCATAAAAACCGTTCTCCACAACAACTGAAAACATATAATCACACAATCCTTGCTCCTTATTATCTATCTCATTAAATCCCCTACCATAAATATCAACTTGATCTCCTAGCATTTCAACCCATTCCAATCTTTTTTTGTGCCCTTCGGTAAAATTTTTATTTGATGTAATGAAAGAAATCATTTTAGATTTTTGATGTAATTTATAATCTTCAATCCAAAATCCTTGAGCAGGACACCACTTGAATCTACTATCTAATGATAGGAGTTCCTTATCATGTGTAAAAATATATTTAAATACTTTAAAATACTCATCTTTATTCCTTTTTATTTCACCTACAATTCCTCTTTGATAATCTAATGATTTAGATTCCATCAGCCACCCATATTTGTTGCCAAGAATATTATCATGCATTGCATTAAAAATATATCGATCAACATACATTGTATCATCAGCGGACAAGTCATGTACCCACTCTATGTAATTGGATATCTTTCCATGCACAGAATAACCAGTATGCCCACCTGTCGTATGACTAAATGTATCTCCAATAAGATTAAATTTATTTTTCATTTTTTTAAATAATAATTTTTAGTTTTTTAATCATTTCACTTTTACTTTCTTCAAATGCTCTATCTTTTTGAACCATTAGTTGCACTGTAGAATATGGATTCATAGAAAAATTATATTTTTTTCGTATTTCTTTAGACCATTTTACATCCTCCCCCTGACCCCAGATAAGAGTTTCATCTAATGGAAATTCTAACATAACATCCCTTTTTCCAACCCAATAAGCACCAGAAAAATACATATATTTTGAAAGGTGGATCATATCATATGGTATTAAAGCACCTCTATATTCTGCAACTAAATCATCAATTGGATGATGCCCCGGAACAGGTATATCAGTATCATTACCATTACAAACCCACAAAACCCAATCACGATATCTAGTTCCATCGAGGTTTAAAATACGATTCATACAAACTTTATAATCGTCACCATACTTTAACCACCCATCATACCAGTCCGGATTAAAATAAAAATAATCATGCAAATACACTATATTTTCATATGTAGCAAGTTGTGTTATTATATTTTTCTTTTTGGTAATCCATTTCGATTTTATATCTTCGTCAAAAGGAATTATCCTAGTATTAGTTCTTTTTAAATTACAATTTCCAACGATAATAATCTCATACTTGGGAATATTTAAAGATTCAATACTATCAATAATCCTACCAATTCGATCATCAATACCGGAAGTAATTATTCCAAAAGTGAATTTCATTAGCAATACTCATGATAATTTATTTTTTTTACATAATCTGAACATATTCCAAAACACTTCTGCTGAGCAATTTTAAAAATATCATCTACTGAGATATTCCATTCTGGCATAACAATAACTGATTTAAATACATATTCTTTTCCGGGATAAATCCATCCAATACTTTTACTGGTGATTGTATAGCAATCATTTTCATGCCAAAAGTAATTAAATTCTATTGTAGAACTTAACATTTTTTCAAGTGCTTCTGGGTTTTTACAGTGAATCCAAAGAACATCCTTATATTTTCTCAACCATTCAATAGTTACAAAATATTGAGGATCATCATGACCAAGATAATATTCATTATCTTCAACTCTCAAATCAATTTCAACATCAAATCCTTCAGAAATTGCTTTTTCAATATAATCAACACTGTTTTCTCTAATTGGATTTGGACCATCAGTATTTCCACGATGAGCAATCAGTTTCATCCTTTATAGTGCTCCAAGAAATAATTTAGATCTTCAGGAGTTCCAATGCCCCACATTCTTTCAATATCTTTGATACGAACTTTCTTACCATCACCAATTGCTTCATTGAAGACTGGGCAGACATAGAACTCACCATTGGTTCTGACATTCTTCTCAATCATCTGTTCAGCATATTTTACATAGTCAGAACCTTTCTTCCAGAAATAGATACCGACTGTTGCATTATCACTGATTGGTTTCTTCTCCGCAACCTCTGATACAAAACCATCATCACCAACCTTGGCATAAGACCACTTAGGATGAGTTGCCTTGAAGCTAACGATACCACCATCAATACCATCTGCATTAAAGGCATACAGGCACTCGTTACTATTCCACTCTACAAACTGGTCAGAGTTTGCCATTACCAATGGAGCATCATTATCGATGAACTCTTTGGCAAGCAGAGTAGTGCAGGCAGCACCTTCGGTAAGACCATCCACCTGAACGATATTGCAGTTAGGGGCAATCAGGTTTAGGAGATATTGAAGACTATACTTTTCATAGTGATCCTTCTGAACAATAAAAGTATAGTTTGCTTCGATGTTAAGGTTCTCAACAACAACCTGAATCATTGGTTTACCATCCACTTCAATCAGTGGTTTGGGGAAGGTATATCCAGCATTCGCAAAGCGACTACCAGCACCTGCCATAGGAATAAGAACATTCATCTTATCAGACTTCCAAGGAATATGACTTACCGTTGTTTGCGTCAAAATATCAATTGCTTCTTCAATCTTTTTCTCGGTCATATGCTGACGGTTCTCAATAGGAATTAGATGTGCCTTACTATCCAGAGCACCCTGCCTTCCAATATGACTATCTTCAAAAATTACAGTGTCCTTAGGAAGAGCATTACAAGCAGTCATACACTTCCAGTACATCTCAGGAAATGGTTTGTTACGGACTACATCTTCATTGCTGACATAGTAATCAACAAACTCCAATACTCCCAATTTTAGTAGAACCAATTTAACCGTATTACGAATACTATTACTAGCTACGCAAATTTGAAACCCTTCATCTTTGAGTCTTCTAAAGTAGAGCATCAGTTCAAAGTCATTCTTTAACTTTGAAAAGATCTCAAAGGTTGCTCTCTGCTTATCTTCCCAAATCTGTTGATGAGTATCTACAGGAAGACTCTTCTTCTCGGTCAGCATTGCCAACTTACGAGAAGTAGGGAGACCATCATAGAGACTTAGATGCTCATCACGATTGACAATATACTTCTTATCTACATTTTCAAGAGCACAATTGAGTGCCTCATAGTGCATTTCTCTACTATCTATTAAAACCCCATCGAGGTCAAAAATTACTAACTTATTCATACAAATTACCAATCATTTATAAGTAGACAGCTCGACCGTCATTTCTATGGTATGTCATAATTATATCATCTTTTTTTATTTGATGCTTATTTTCATTATATACGTCATGTATCAACCACAATGGTTTATATGAAAATTTTTCATTTATTTCAAAATAAGTTTCAATAGGCATTGATTCCATACTCCAATTCCTCATAATACCATACTCTTTTAAATTAATTAAGTCATAACCTTTATAAAGAACACAATAATAAATGTACGGTATGTAATCAAATACCCACCAAGTTAACTTATTTACAAATGTTTCATAATTTTCAAAATTTATAAATTCAAAGAATTCTGAAGCAATTTTAGTATCATAAATTGGAATATCAGAAAACCAAAAATAATGAGTCAAACCACACGTTTTATTTTTTAATTCTTCATTATTTTGATCAAAAAATTTTGAAGGATGCCCCATTATATCCTTTGCTATTTCTAACCTATTTTCATTTAAGGATGCTCCAAAAATTTTCTTTTTATCACAATACTGTTTAAATTTTTCATATACATTATCTATAGATACAAATTCAATTTCAGAATCAACTGCTGCAATGTATTCATATCTATTCTTCAGCATGTTTATAGCATAATATTTTTTAAAAGTAATTATTGTATTAGAATTGACAATATTAGAAATAAAATTACGATTAAATTTTTCTTCTAATACTATAGTATTATATATTTGATTCAAATTACATGACTTTAAAATATCTAAATCTTCATTATAAGAAAGAATAAAGTAGATATCAAAATCCAAGTCATTTGGGAGACTATCAAGAAAATTTAAATACCCATAATGAGGAGGATAAACCGGAATAACAAAGGCAACTTTGTTTGATTTTAATTTCATTATTGTTGATAACCTAATTTATAATGAATTTTTTTAAGCAAATTAGTTTCATAATCAAGACCATCAATCATACCAATACCCCACACATTATGATTGGAATTATGAATAGTATTATAAGTCAAATGAATTGAAAATCCATTCTTGATGTAGAAAGTCTTTTTATTAAATGTATTTTTAAAACTATTAAATGCAACTTCATCAAAAGCATCACCTCCAGACATATTAAGAAAACTTTTCCAATCCTTAGTTTTAACAAGAAAAACACTATTTGTATAATAAGGACGATTAAATTCTTCAATAGAGTAATCTTGCTTATCAATTATTTTATCAAAGTTATCTACAATATAATCATTTAAGATAACTTGCGATTCTGCACAAATACGAATAGGATGAATCCCTTTATAATAATGATCTATTCGACTAACACCTTCATAAAAAGCAGAAGGATTCCAAGATGATGCTTGAAGTGTATATTCATTAAGAGGAGAATAGTCTACACCCCAAAGTCCATTTGGCATATCTCTTTTTAAGAAATAAGAATAGATTTCATTTTTAATAAATTCATCAGTAATAAAAGATTCTATAAATTCATCCACCAAAGGAATATTGTTTGAAAGTAATGGTGCTAGAATGAAATTATCATCAGATTCTAAAATATCAACATTTTCAATCATATAATCCCATACATGATTACCAATAAAGCAATCTTCATCTAATTTTACAGAATATTCTGTATTTTGGGAAACGGCATATTGTATTTTTGACATATAGTTATATCCGGAATTAAATGAAACTATATTTGTTTCTATACCATCAAGTATTTCAAAATCAGCATTATGAGTTGTAAGAATATTAACTCTAATTTTTGATTTATTTTGTTCTTTGATTAAATTAAGAAAATGTTTTGTAATATTCCAAAAATTATTGGAACGATCATGAGCAAGATAATTAATAGTTATCATTTTTTACCATTGATAGGTTTACGATATTTAATGGTGTACCATAAAAATTATGTATATAAGAAACAATATTTTCAAATCCGGAGTATGAAAACATTTTCTCTACCAATTCTATATTAAAAGTGTGGTGATGTACAACTCTTGTAAGATAATTTATTTCACATAGTTCATAAAAATTAACAAGTCCACCAGCACTCCAATCATGTAATTTTTTTTGTTCTTCAATATGGGTTGTATCATTTTCACCAATATTTTTTTTATAGTCTGAAATTAAATGCTCTAAGGTTGTTAATGGTCTTTTCCTATCAAAACAAAAATCTTTATTAGGTATGATGGATAAAACATACCCATCAGGTTTTAAAACATATTTTTTCCACAAATTTAAAGTATTGATAGGATTGGCAAAATGCTCTATAGCATGAGAGGTAACTATAAAATCATATCTTTCCGACAAAGAAAGTTGTTTTTCATTTGTACAATCAATGTCAAATTGCTTTCCAATTTTTTCGGAATAGGTAAAATTTGACCCTATATTGGATTGAAAATAATTATTATTCAATATATTACCACCATCAAGATTTACATGAGGATATAAGTGTAGGTTATGTTCTGGCACACTAAAAAGTCCAGTTGGTCCACCAAACTCTATTCCTTTTTTATTTCTTAAAGTTTCTACAATTAATTGAAATGACATAATTTTTTTGTAGGGTATTTAACTCCTGATTAAAAATATTAGATCGTCCCACCTACCTTTCTTATCACGTAAATCAATACATTCAACACAATACTCAACTTGATTATCAATAGATTCGCAAACTTCTTTAGATTTATCAATTAAAATATCAAAATGCTCTACACTTTGAATATCTTCAATTATAAAAAGTCCATTTTGCTTCAATTTCGGCAAATAAAATTTAATAGATTTTAATTGACTTTCCAAAGTATGAGGACCATCATCAATAATAATATCAAATTGTTTGAATTTTTTAGAAAACTTTTCATCATATGCATCACCAAAATGCATGATTATGCCATCAATATTTTTATATCTTTGATCTATTTTTTCATCCGATATATCAACTCCAACAACAGATTTGGAATTTAAAAAATACTCTTTCCACAGTTTTAAGGAACCACCAGTTTCTATTCCAATTTCCAATAAATCAATTTTACTTTCTTTATAAGGTTCAAATTCCTTTTCATAAAAATTTTCAATGTAGCTATGATAACTATTTTTATCAGTTCCTCCTTCAGTATAACCTTCATTTAAGAAGTCAGAATCTAAATTAAATTTATTCAAAATTTCAACCAATTTCATTTTTTATACTCCATTGTATCGTATCTATGAAGATGTCTTTCATATACATTTATATATGAGTTCCAAAGACTTTTTAATTTACCATTGCCCATACCAATCCAAAATTCGCAGTTGTGCCTTATGGATAGTATGGGAGGAATCTTTGGAAACTTAATTTCATCTATAGTTGGAAGTTGTTTAATATATGAAGAATTTGCCCACCAAAAATTTCCAGAATAATGAGTCGCTGGTTCACTTACCAAATCAACACCACAAGAATCATACTCATCCAACATATCAAAACACTTCTGATATTGATTGACGTTGAAATAAGTCATATACTGACGCCAATCATCAATACACAAATTATCTGGAGTCGTTACTCCTTTTGTGTGGAGGTATAAAATTCCATACTTTTCATTCACCGAATCTGAAAATGTTTTGATTAAATTTAAAGTAAAAAATTCTCCAGACTCAATATAAGGATCTTTATAAATTTTAATTTTTTTATGTGAGGGAAAGATCAATTCACCATCACCAACAATGCAAAGATTTATCAATTTAACTTCATTAATTAGATTAGATTCTAGTATTTGTGAATAAATTTCATCAAAAATTTCTTGATATTTTCCAATGGTAGCTATGTGAAAATATATTACGCTTGGAATGTTGACTTTCATAGTGAAATTTTTTCAATACTTATTTTTCAAATTACAATCCATCCTTGGCGATACAGATCCTTAGTGTCATGTGATAACGGCATCCCAAACCAATTTTTAGGTGCTACAGTTTTTTTACTGTTTGCTAACCACGAACCCCACCAACTAAAAGAACTATTTACAATTATAGCATAAGAACATAGAGACATCAAGCAAAGATCTACTCCAGTACTATTCCCTTCTGAGAAAATAAAACGATCTTCTTGAAACAATTCTTGTTCTTTACACCATTCAATTTCATCAGAGAAAATCATTATTGGGATATCTTCTGGCATATGAGAGAGTCCTTGAGAATAATATTCTAAAGACTGGACCGGATGATGAGAATATTTTAAATAATCTCCCCTACGCACATGGAGAGACACTACTTCAGTATCACCAAAATTTGATTTGAAGGATTCTTGTGTTGGTTCTTTTATTTCATCAACAAAAGTAAATGCGGTGCGAATATCTTCTTCAATGTGTTTGAAGTATTTTTCAGTCTGAAAATATCCATAAAGACTGATATTATCAGGACAATTATTCCATAAGTTTTGATCCAATTCAAAACATGATTCTGTTATTTTCGGGAAGTTTGTTACATATTTTGGTGCTTCTGGAATCTTAAAACACTCAAACATAGTGATATCTGAATTAAAGACATTAGGATCCCGTGTTGCTACTACTTCTCTTGGAGGAAGACAATACTCATATCCGTGCTTTGCAGCAAGACCACGAAGAGAAGTATATTGAAACATCTGGTTTCCAAGTCTACCCAGATTCCCCAAATCATCATTAGCAAGCATATATTTTTTATATAATAGAGTAATTATAGCAAAAAAGAGGAGTTTATGCAACTCCTCTTTGGGGTCTTTAGGCTCGCCACTTATTCTTTGACTGGAAATAAGAAACCAGGCGGGAGTATTCTCCATCCGCACCACCAATTTTTTAAGGAAATTGGAAACCTATTGAGGGGTCATTTTGGATCCACCAGTGCTTTTAGAGTCTCTCCGTGACTAAAGGGGGGTTCATCACCGACCAGTACTTTTAGAGACTCTCCGTGTCTTCATCATCATAATCTTTTACATAACAAGGAACTCTATCAGGATCCAACCAACGGGCATATTGATGGTCTTCCATAGCAGTCAAACATTGCATTTGATTATCAAACAGATAGATATCATTCCATCGTTTTGTATAATAGTCTTTTTTCTGAAGGCGATAATCGGGTTTGCCGTTGAGTTCAATAATACCCCTTTCAACAAACCGATATTCTTCCTTTTCAAGAATAACTTTAGATTGAATCATTAGTTGATGTAAATATAATCTGAGTGTTGTTGCTTAAAAATATCAATTTGTTCTTGTGTCTTAAAAAACTTACGCAAAAGAGCATTTGGAAATTTTGCGTATTGGTACTTAACTTCGATTAGATTTTTCATTTTGTTACTTCAACGGTCTCAAGGTCTTGGACAATATAATCGATTAGAATATCATAATTATCGAGAGGGTCGTCAGAAAAAATAACTCCTTCATTTTGATAGAACTTACGGACTTTCTTGTAAAGTTTCGGATTCTTTACATCAAGATAAAAATCACCATTCGCTGCGGCACGAAGAGTACTAATATCTTTCTTGAATTTGATAGTCAGAGACATCGCTTTGATTTGTTTACCTTGTTATTATAGAGTGATTTGAGTTTTATGTCAAGTGTGCCAGTCATGAAACTGGCAATCGGGGTGACTGGGATCGAACCAGTGTCTTTTTGCTCCCAAAGCAAACCGTCTACCTCTGACTTACACCCCGTTATTTTATATAGTCTTCAATTAAAAGGAAAATAATAGAATCGAACTATCAGGCGTGAACCTGGCATCGCTTTCAAGGCGATTTACCAACCATCGGTGCTATCTTCCAATAAAAACTATCAACGGACATCAAAATCAAGTCGTCTTACTTTACGCTGACGCCTTGCTTCTTGGAAGGCAAGGTCTTCATTCGTAAGAACAGTAGACTTTTCTTTGGTACTCATATAGTTTATCATAACAACCTTTGATAAGTCAAGTGCAGCAACATTTTCATTATTGCGAATGGTTGCCATATTAGGGCATCCACACGCAACTGTTTTTCCAGACTTTCCTTCTATCTCACTTCCGCAAGACTTACATCTAATTTTTAAGTTTTCCATCTTTATAATTAATTATTCAGTAAATGAACGAAGCATCCAAACGAACTTGCCGTGTGCTTCGTTTAAATCATCAACAAGATTGACAGTTCCTCTTGACTTTTGTGCTTCTGCTTCTTCAGCAACTTCACCTAACATATCTATAATCTTTTTGTGTCCCTCAAGTAAATCTTTAATCATTTCCATTTCAGAAATATTAGTTTTTGCTTCCTCAACACCAGATACTTCCAGAACTCTAGATAAAGAGCTGATAGGTTTAATAGTCAAAAATCTCATATGTTCTGAGATACGATCAACTTCTTCTTGAATTTCTGCGTATTGGTCCCCAAACAAATCGTGAATCTGTTTAAAGTCAGGTCCTACAATATGCCAGTGATATACCCAAGTTTTTTGGAATAGCAAAAAAAGTGATGCCTGAGTATCACTTAATAATTTATAAAGTTTTTCCATTACACCAATACTTTTTAGGTATTTATAATGGGCGATACTGGGATCGAACCAGTGACCTAATCCGTGTAAAGGATCCGCGCTACCTCTACGCTAATCGCCCGTAAAGTCAAGACTGATTCATCATATATTCTACCGTAGTTGCTATATCATTCATAGCATCACGGAGATTTTCTCTTTGACCAGATTCTTGTTTACGAATTGGACGAGAACTATCACAGAGAGTCCACCTCCACTGATTCATTTCGGAGCAGAACCACAGATTAATTTTCATTCTTATAGTGTTCTAACTTAATCCAATTTATAAGAGCATTTACTTCCATCATCTTTTGTTCATCTTGTTTAATGGCGATATCAGAAGGAAGTTCTCCAAAGTTAATGATTAATGGAATTGTAGTTTTATAGTGTTCTAATGCTTCGATAGCAAGTTTTCTATCACGCTGGGAAATAAGAGACATAATCCTCCGAATGCTATTTTGATTATACTAAAGAAGGGAGTCGTTGTCAACTCCCTTCAATATCATTCACCAATAAGTTTCACGGCAGATTGTGCTCGTGATTGGATTGCGTCCTTGAGAGGAACATATCCAAGGTCATCAGCAAGTGCCTGTGCCTTATCACTCAACATATAATTAATTGCTTCTCTGATAGATGCTGCTTTAGGACCATTACCAGTCTTATAGGCAAGAACATAAGTCAAAGTGGCAATAGGATAAGCACCGCTGGCAGAAGGATTGGGATTTTGTCCAGCAAGATTTTTATCTAACTGAATACCATTCAGTGCCTTGGAACCAGAAACATAACTGGGGAGAACAAACTCACCAGACTTATTCTGAACTGCTGCTGCTTTCAGATTACCTTTCACAAAGGATTGGTTGAGATAACCAATTGAACCGGGAGTAGTTTGGAGAACACCAGCAACACCTTCATTACCTTTACCACCAACACCAACTTTCCAATTTACAGATTTACCGACACCAAGAGTCCATTCCTTGGAGAAGGACTGAAGTGACTCTGTAAAGGCAGCAGTGGTTCCAGAACCATCGGAACGGTGTGAAACATAAATCTTACCACCAGGGCATCCAAGTTCCTTCCAGTTATCAATAGAACCCATAAAGACTGATACTACTTGTTTCTGAGTCAGTTTCAGTTTACAAGAAGGATTGTTATAGGCAAGAGCAATAGTTCCACCAACAATCGGAATTTGAACTACACCACGAGAAACCTTTGCTCTGTCCTTATCAGAGATGGGGTCATCAGTTGCTGCGAAGGTTACTGTTTGGTCAATAAATGCCTTACGACCAGCACCAGAACCAACTGCCTGATAGTTTACTTTAGGACCACCAGATTTGGCAAGAGTGGAAAACCATCGTTGGTAAATAGTTGCTGGGAAAGTAGCACCAGCAACAGCAAGACGGTCAACTCCGGCAAGTGCGACAGTAGGAGCAAAAGCAAGACCGGCAACAATAATATTTTTGAGTTTCATAAAAAGTGAATAACTACAGAGTAATTCTAAGGTAAAGGGAAGATAAAATCAACTAAGATTTGGTTAAGAAGTTCATAACATAAAAAAGCACCCAAAGAATGGGTGCTTACACTCAAGTTATAAGTGATTTATCAGAATGTGAACTTGGTCTGAACCACACCACCCCAAGAAGATTCTCCTTGATAACGGGCATTATTGCTCACATAGAAGATAGCAGGAGTGATGCTGATGTTGTCCGAAACTTGATACTTATAGAAGACTTCAAGCATCGCGGCATCTTCACCAACGAAGTCAGAATTACCGGGTTGACCAATAGCAACACCAGCAGTATTACCTTTGGCAAACACATCAGACCACTGAAGTCCAACGAACCAGGAATCAGAATCGGTGGCACCAGTTTTAGAACCTTTACCATCTACATCATTATATCCATAACCAACTGAGATAGAAGGAACGAATCCACTCTGAGAAGGTTGCCAGTAAGCATTCACAGCAACGCTATTGCTTTCCTGACCTGCGGCAAGGGCACCAGACCCGCCTCCAAGGGCGTTGAAGGTACGGACACGACTGCCTTCAGTACCATAACGGTAAGCAACGGCAGCACCCCACTGAGGAGCACGATAACCAACTTGTGTCATAAAGTTCAATCCACTATCTGAATTGAAGACACCAGTTTCAGTGTTATCACCATCTTGAGAGACATAGTTCAGACCAGCAAGGAAACCTCCCTGACCTTTTGGAACTTGTTGCTTCCATTGAGCACCAAAACCAGCACCAGTTGCCTTGTTATAGACACCAGAGGCACCACCAAGTTGAAAGAAGTCAAGGATTTCCGACTTATAAGCAGAAGGAACCCATGCCATCTCAGTGTTACGAACCAGAGGACCAGCAGTTAGAGTTACACTCTTACCAACTGGGAACTGATAGTACAGACGGTCAATCACAACTTGGTCGGCATAAGATTCTGCCTTATCAAGTTTGAAGAGTGAAGAACTGGAACCAAAAGGATCGCTACTGAAGTTACCAGAACGCAGACGAGTACGGAGCAAGTCCTTACCAGTGAAAGAGGTATCAAAGTTCAGACGAACATCATAGTTGAATGCAGTATTACCTACATCAACACGTTTGTTAGTTTCAAGACCAGGAACACCGCCAAGAATAAAGTTTACTTCACCTTTGAGTTTGGTAGTGGTTGAAAACTGAGTTGCCTGCAGTTGTCCAACTTTGTTCTCAAGACCATCTACACGAGAAGTGAGTACAGTTAGTTCTGTATCAAATTCAGCAAGAAGTTTTTTGAGTTCATCTGTGGTTTCAGTTACACGATCAAGGCAGGCATTCAGCAGTGCTGCTGCCTCAAAACGGGTCATTGCCTGACCACCTTTGTATGTGCCGTTAGGATAACCTGCTACGCAACCATAACGCTCTACAAGATTGCTAAGTGCCTGATATGCCCAATCAGTAGGTTGGACATCAGTAAATTGTGTAATGCTAGTGACTTGTTGTGCCGAAGCATACTTGTTGACATCCTCAGTATTGAGTTCTGCGGCATTCACAGCAGGAGCAACAAGACTCAGTGCAACAGGCACAAGCATCATTTGTTTGAAAAATTTCATATAGTTCGTTAAGATTTACAACTACGAAGTTTATTTAGCTCCCCTGATATTTTAGGGGAAGCGGATACACGGATTTGAACCGAGGATAAAAGTTTGGAAAACTCTTGTGTTGCCACTACACCATATCCGCAATGTTGAGAGTGGAAGGTTTCGCATCCTTCTACCGTATCCCTTATCGGGGTGCCTTACTTTTGGCATCACTCTCGGCGGGGAAATTATTTTTATTCCCCCAAGTTTTTGTTTGAGAATGACAATTGGGACAAAGAAATCTTAGATTTTCCATCCTATTATCATTAGAAACTCCGTTTATATGGTCTAATTGAAGAGAAAGTTTTTGTCCATTCCAATCAATTATACCACATTCGGAACATTTATATTTGAAAATTTCTTCTTTAATAATTCTATTCCTAAGAGTTGATCTATCGCAAGTAGAATTTTCACAAAACATTTCCTCAAAAGTATAAGGAATAGTGTTCCTACTTCTTTTTTTAAATTGAGGTTGTATATTGTGATGTGCAAAATCTTTTTTTAAAGTAGCATAAGTAGTGCTACTTTTATTAAGACCCAATCTCCTTACGACCTCAGCCATTGATTGAGATGCTTCAACTGCATTTAATAATTCAGTTTTAGTTCTCATTTTACTTAGCACATACACTTCCTATTTAGGGAAGTATGCTCCTCCACACGGACTCATGAATTATAAGACATAACGAATATTATGTCAAGCCCCTGATCCGATTTGAACGGACGACCAACGGTTTACAAAACCGTTGCTCTACCACTGAGCTACAAGGGCGGATGGGTATCGAGTGTCCGACACCCGCAGAAGACACTTTCTGCAAAAAACACCAAACCTTATTCTTCCTGTTTTTCAGGTAATTTCCAAATCGGTTGGGAGTTTCCTCCCGAAGTTTGTTTAGCGTTTTTGTTTTGGAAGACCCAGACATTTCCAGACCTTCCAACTCCCCGAGTTGGGCACGATCCAACAACCTCAGTGTTAACAGCACTTTGCTCTACCAATTGAGCTATCGGGGAATGATGGGGCAAGTGTGATATATCTCATAAGGATATAACAGGGACTTACCCTCGTTTGCTACCGGCATTCTGGTTTATCTTTCCAGTGCAAAGTAGCAAGCGTCCCGTGTAGGATTCGCACCCACGACCGATTCTTTAGAAGAGAATTGCTCTGTCTCCTGAGCTAACGGGACATAAAGGGACCTCCCTGTTTGAGCATCGTTGAGAGGCTTGGGAGGTGTGGGATTTATAAGAAGTTTGGACCTCCTCCACCCGTCAAACTACTATAAGGCATCAGGGCACTAAAGTCAACCCTTTGCTTCCTTACGGGCGTTCTTCTCTTCGGTAATCTCGCCTCTACGGGTCTTGACCAGTTTGGCAACTTCCTGAAGTGCCTTACGGGCACGAGTACCAGCGGCACTATTACCAGCAGTGAACTTTTCGTCTTCTACTTTCCACGCTTCAATAGCAGTCAGTAGTTCTTGTGATACAGACATAATAATCTCTATAAAAATAAGATATGTTTATATATACGACTTTTAGTTACATCCAGACACCCAAGGAGCACATAAACGCATTTCTCCACCGAGTGATTTACATTCTTCAGTATAACACACAGATTCATCTACAGGTTTCTCTGAAAATATTGGAGCAGGAATCTCTACGGGTTTTTCTCCAGTTTTTCTCCAATACTCATCAATTGCACTATCAACATCCCTCACAATTCTTCTTTTGAGTTTTTCATCATCTTTGATAATAAACTCATTTAGTATAGTTTGTGGAAAATATTTTCTTTGTATCTCATCCAGTAAATCCCAAAGTTGATTGCTAGGAATACTAGAGCACTGTGAGAGTATTACAATCACAGAAGATAATACGACTCCTATAATTGCATATTGCTTAATATCAGGTTTCTTCTTGCCGAAATTGAAATTGAACATAAAAAAAGGAGGGTTATGAGTGCCCTCCTATATTTATTCAATTTTTGTTTTTTTCTCTTTTTGCTTTTGCTTTTGCAAGTGTTCTTTGTCTTGCTGCTTCTCTTTCGGACATTGGAATATCAATATTCGTCAAAGCACCAACTCTTTCTTTTGGGGGTTCAATCTCTGCCTCACAAATACTCTCTCTCCACTCTTCACTCATATTCACCATAATAGATTCTGCTGCTTCTGGTGTTTCGGCATAACCCTCATCAAGAAGGTGTGAGAGAATGATGTCGTAGAGGTCATAACTATCGGCCATTTTTATTCCAGAAATACCATGTCCTTGCGCCCCACCAACTTGATATCTACCAGTTCCTGATGGAGAACCAACGCCTTGTGCTGATGAACCACCACCTCTTGAACTTTTGGTTGGTTTTACTTGTGGTTTTGTGGTTGAATTTGGTTTTCTTGGATCTGATAATCTATTTAACGCAGATGTAAATTCACCCATTCTATCTGTCATCCAATTTGATGTAGATCCTCTTCCCGGTCTAGGAGCACTAGAACCAGAAATACTACGAGGGTTTGGTTTTGTGGATGATGGTGTAGATGGTTTTGTTACTGTAGCAGGAGTTTTGGTAGGTAATCTAGATGAAAATGGTTTCCATTGTGAATTTCTTTCTGGAGAAAATGTGACACCTCGGCCTCCTGGTTTTATTTTCAGTCCACCTGGATCAAATGTTGGTTTTTGGAAAGGTTTATTTGGATTTTCAGTTGATTGTGAGACAACATTTGCGGTTCTTTGATATCTGGCATATTCTGGGGTATTGCTGGAAAATCTATCATTAGAAACTGAAGACAATCTCCCTTCAAGATTTCCCATACGAGTTTTTACTCTTGGCACATTTACAGGTTTCCAATCTTCATCAAGTTCATAAACTTCCATATATGCTTCTTGAAGATTGCGAAGTTCTTGTGCGTCCATTTTATGAATACTTTTTAGTTATTTATAAATCATACCTCGTTTCCATTCAACGCCGGTACATTCTTGCTGACATTATTATTTATACAAGAAAGGAGTGCCGAAGCACTCCAATCTCACCTGAAAAGTGTCAGCAAGTCAGGTATATGTATTTAGGAGTCAATCACAGTTAGAACTAACTTATTTGAGTAGTTATAAGCAAAATCAGTTCTTGCTCCTTTATGTCCCCACCCCAACCAAGTATATGCTAAACGCATATAATATTCAATAGGTTTTCCTGGGACTTTCAATCTATCTTCAATACCTCTCCATTGTGGTTCAGTAATAATATAACGAAGTTGAGTATCAAGTGTGGAAGGGTCTCCACCAATACGAGCAGCAAACTTACCAAGACCATTATATCTTGGAGCATCGGTAAATTGAATAAGACCATAACCACCACTTGTACAAGCACCATAAGACACTATAGCACCACCCTCACATACATTAGGAGTGAAGGTAGATTCTTGTCGGATATTGCCCATAATGGTTGCTATGGCATTTTTGTCAGTAATTCCACGATTCTGTAGAAATTCTACAGTCTTCGTTTCATTAGTATTACATCCTTTACAAATTAGTCTTTTTTCTTTTGGTTTAACTGGAGCAACCTCTCTGGTCGCTGTCTTTCGTGTAGGATCCTCTTGAATAATAGAGAATGGTGGCGGACCACTCACGGGTGGAGGAGGAAACACTTGGGGCAGTGTTGCCGTGCTGGTTGTAACCATTGCCAAAAGGGGAAAGGCTACAGTAAAAAATTGTTGCATTAATTTTAATAGAATTCGGCATCCGTATAGAAGAGGGGTATACCACCTCTCTCGAAGGGCATCTTCCACGGCTCTAAGTGTCACATCACAGACTCATTATGACAAAACCCACCTTTTGAGTGGGTTCCTTTGCATTATATGAGATTATTTAGGTTCTGTCAAGTGTGCCAGTTTGAGAAGTGGTTGGGGGGTGAATAAGTCTCCCAAGAATCTAAATACTTCAAACTGCTTTTCACATTTTATGCCACGAGAGTGGAATACACCTCATAGAGAGCACTGGAATACACCGATACACAATATTCTAAAGGCAATAGATAATCACACTCACGAGTACTTCAGGAGTGGTGATGAATGGCATCTAAATAAGGCACAAGAACTCAGAAAATATGTTGCTGAGTTGAAGGAATGGATACATAAAACCGAAGGACGATTATGAAATTCAAATATCCAACACTTGATAATATAGTTCCTGTGATGGTTGCATTTGTAGCAACAGCAATTGTCGGAATGACTTTCACAAATTATGTAATATGTAATTTCAAAGTGATGAGTAGTTTACATTATCTGTATCTGGTAAAGGCATTTGATAAAAGTGGAGCAAAACCTCCAAGTAAATGTGACGATAATACATCAGAATCAATTCAAGTTTTGATGTCTCTTCTGGCAACTATTATTGCTTTGAAGGCAAACTTAAATAAAAAACCTGAAGAAAAAGAAAATGACTGACCCAGTATGGAGTGTAAATATACTATTAGGTATTGGACTTGCCGGTGCTGCTTATATCATTTACTATATACTTAAATTAGCATACGAAGAAGATAATGTATCACTATAAAATCAAGAAGATAGAAAGAATTGTTGATGGTGACACATTAGATGTTTCAATAGATTTGGGATTCAATCTTACAACTGTTCAAAGAGTTCGTCTCAAAGGTATTAATGCCGCAGAAACAAGAACCAAAGACCTTAAAGAAAAAGCAGAAGGTCTTGCGACAAAAGCGTGGTTAGAAAAAGAACTGTCCCGAGAAGGTGAATGGGTAATTGAAACTTTCAAAGAAGATAAGTATGGAAGGATACTTGGCACTCTTTATTTTGTTGACGATCCAGTCACAATCAACGAAAGGATGTTGAACGAAGGTATTGCCAAACCTTATTCAGGATGACCATAATTTTGCTTCTGCAACTCTTCTTCTTAATAATCCTGCTTCAACATTAGTTCCAGGATTACGATAGAGTTTAAGTGCTTCAGGAACTTTATCCCATTCCTTATTCTTTAGGACTCTTGTAATAGTATTGAAGTCAGGATGACCATAAAAATCTCCGAGATTGTAAGCAAAGGATAAAAGTGCTCCGCGTTGATTGTCATTCATCTCACTCCAGTAAGGTATTTTTTGAAGAGCAGGAATAAACTCCCGGCGAAGTTGATAGTAGAACAAATCATCTGCTTCTTCTTGAGTAATTTTATTCCCAATCATAAATCGCGTTCCATCCTTTCTACGAGTGCTGCCCCACCCAATCGTGATGGGCAACCCACCTGTAAGAGGATCATAATATGCTTTGAGATGACAATCTTCAAATTCCTTGATAAGGGCAACACCTTGAAGTGGTAGTCCATCAAGTGTTGGTTCTATCTTTTGGTTTCTATAAATCCTAGCAAACTCATCCAATATTTCTTTGTGAACTGATGCCTGAAGAAATGCCCAGGCACGATTTTGATGCTCTAGGTCTTTATGGTTTTTTGCAGCATCTACAAATTTGATAGTCATTTGAAAATCCTTCCCCAACCAGTTTTATCTTTATTATTTTCTAACCAACGATACTGAAGGTCTGACTTCTTATATACGGCACCTTTACCATTCGTGACTGCTCCTGTGTATCCATCATTCAAATCCCCATATGGGTCATTACAGATATAAGATTTTCCATCAGGACTTTTTCCTATTACACACAGCATATGCCCGCCAGTAGGAGAAGATAAAGTGCCACGATGGAGTATGCCAATAACAACGGGTCTCCCAGCAGACAACTCACGATCAAGGTCAGCAAACCCAAGATTATACCTAAACTCAGACTTAACTCCGTAAGAAGCAAGAACTTTGGTTTGAACTGAGTGGTCAGTTGTATCACCGACTGCGAATACTTTCTGAACATAAGCATCATCACCTTTTGCTCCTACTAAAGTTCCTGGTTTAAAATACTCAAGGCACATAGCACAGGAAGAACTATTACAAGTACGATTAGCGTCTCTATAATTATCTGTTTGAGGATAGTAAGGAACATTCAAAATTCCTGGAATTACTACTTCTAGTTTTGTTCTAAAAATCTTCACCCAATTAGCAGTATCCTCCATCAGGTCTGGAGATTTACCCACCAAATCTACTTCAAGTTGCTCTACTGCCGCAACGTGTTTTGGATTCTTTGGGTCGTAGTACTGAAAGAAGTTATGAAGGTCTATTCGCATTATTAGTCTCCTAAGTATTCAAGTGAAAAAACATCGTGTTCTGAGATATCGGGGTTCATCCATTCTCTAAACTCTGCCTGAATTGCCTGAGCGTCTTCGACACTCTTATCTTCACATAATGTATGTATGCGATCAACTGCCCAATCGTGAGAAGACCTAAGAGTTTGTTCCAGTAGCGTCATCATAATAGTCTTTCCGAAAATATCTAGAGAGAATATTGCTATTATAGTATGCCGGAACCCCAGAGTCAAGTGATTCGGTCAGTACATTATTTAGAAAAAGTTGTCTTGTTTCCTCAAAGTTACATTTACCTTTTGTCTTATGAAGACTTATAATTTCTCTACTGAAGAACTCCTTGCCGTATTTGATTATATCTTCTTTTAATTCTGGGCAAGAACCATAATAATTTTTCCAATCAGATTCTGACTTTACTTTTCTCTTTTTTCCTTTTGGGGTTCTGAACTGCCAAAGGTACTTGCGTCCAATATAATTTCTACCGGTGGTCTTACAGGATATGAGATATACGAATCCAAAATAATCTTCTATATGGTTTGATTCAAAAATCTCCCCATTATATCTCCAAGGATTCTCATAGCTCATTTAGTAGTCTTATAGAGCTATTATTTATCCTTCAACGGAGACAAACCTAGTCTAGCAATAAAAAAGCACCTTGTCAAGAGGTGCTTTGAGTTATGTTAGGATTTTAGATTATAAACCTAACATTTTCTTCAGTTGTTCTCTTTTTGAATCTTCACGCTTATTGCGTTCTCCAAATAAATCGTCTCTACGACTTTTTAGACGACCTCCCATTCTTTTTGCCTTCTCTTCTCTTTCGCCTCTTGGAAGTTTATTCAATCCTTTACTTCTACCTTGATGTTGATTATCAAGAACATTTTGTGCTTTATAAGTCGTCTTTACACCTTTATCAATTTGCTTATCAGATTGGTCTGCCGCTGTCTCAACAATAGTTCCAATAGTTTCGGCATCCATTACCAACATTACATAATTTGCCTCTTCTACGGTGTCTGTGTGCCCTTGTGAGAGGAGATACTCAAGCACAAGGTCATAGGCATCATATCCATAAGAGTCGGTAGTAAATGTCTTTTTACCAGTATCATCATAAGTTACACTACCCTTTTTTCCACCAAGAGTTGCTGCATATTTTGTTCCGGAAGTAACTGTTCCTCCTTTACCACCGGCAGCGTTCACTACTTTCCCTGTGGATTCTCCAGGTTTCTCTGAAGATGAGGGTTCTACTTTTGCAGATGGTGTTGCTGGTTCTCCTCTAAGTGCTGGTCCGAGTTTTCTTGTTTGCTCCAAACCTTTACCTACTGCTGTTCTTCCAGCTCCTCTTGTAAGTAATTCATCTGCTGTTAATGCACCAAGACCAATAGCTCCATACTTTCCACCCTTAGTTACTACATTTTTTAATACAGGTTTTGCTCCAACCTTTGCTACATTTAATCCTCTTGCCCCATAACCTAATAATGCTTTACCTACAGCTGCCCAATTCTCAGTTACATAATTCTCATACATCTCTTCCCAAGTATAATCACTTAGATCATAACCTTCTTCTAAAAGTGAATTAACCCAGTTCTCAACTTCTTCCCATACTTGCTCTTCTGTCAATTCTTGGGGAGCATATACTGCTTGATATGCCTCCATCAAGTCTACAATTTCTTTTGACATATGAATAAACACTATTTTCAATTATTTATAAAAATTAACCTCCCGGCTTCAATTTAACACCAAGTTGTTTGTTACGAGAAGCATCACTTGTAGCAGCTGTCTTAAGTTTTGCGGCAGCAAGTTTAGCATCATTTGCCTTATAAGCACCGGCAAATAAAGACCTACCAACTCTTTCTAATGGATTGGATGATGTCTGAGCAAGAGATTTTGTATCTGGTTTTTTATAAACTGCTTTTCCACCTTTATATGCAAGATATCCGACACCCTGCTTTCCTGTTTTTGGATCCGTAACAACAGAAGTCTTACCCAATTGAGCGGTTTTTCCGCCACTTGTAATCGTATTCTTTTTAGTATCAAAGGAAGTCTTTCCGCCGGTTCCAACTAATGCACCACCAGATTGACTCTTACGATTATCAGTTGCAATTTGCTTTCTTCCTACTGCATTTGCTCCGGCAACAGTATCAAATGCCTTACCTGCAGCAGCGGCTCCTGCTGCTTGCCCAGCATATCCACCGACTGCGGTTCCAACTGGACCAGCAAGAGATCCTGCAGCACCACCGGCAATACCACCACCAACAGCTCCTAATGCTGATGCTGTGCCTTTGGCTAGAGATCTTAACCACCCAGAACCCCTAGATTTCTCAACTGCGGTATCAACTACACCGGATAAAACACCACCAGACTTCAATCCCGGAACACTACCAGGTTTGAAGTTTTTAATATTTTTTGCATTATTTTTTACCGTCTGAAATGCACCGGGACCTTTTCCTGGATTTGTTGTGCTTCTTGGAGTTTCAGTTCTTCCAGTACCAGGACCTCTGTACTGATTTGGGTTTCTTCCGGAAGATGGGGTTGTGGTTGAACTTGATGGAGGAGGTGAAGATGTTCCTCTTCCACCACTTCCACCAGAAGGTTGTGAAGGTGGAGTGGATGATTTAGGAGGTGTTTTAGTTTGTTGTGTCGTATCAGAAGGTTGTGAAGGTGGAGTGGATGATTTAGGAGGTGTTTTAGTTTGTTGTGTCGTATCAGAAGGTTGTTCAGGTTGTGGTTGAGGTTTTCCACCAAAAGGAGAATCTGCTTTGTTACCACCAGGAACTGTAGTATTCTTAGACCTATTACGCAATAATTCTTCTTTAGCTTTTCTTCTAGCCTCTGCTCTTTCCTTATCAGGATCAAAACCCCTTTTAAGGTCTCTTTGTCTTATTCTTTCCTGTTCGGCAGCATCTCCAGTATATGTAGCGTCTTTTACAGCATCTCGTGCCTCTATCATAAACTCTCTAAAACTTTTCATTTATTTCTTACTTTTTTAGTTATTTATAAAAAAACCCCTCCTGGTGGAGAGGTCTTGTGATTACTTGAAAAATAATATCAACCTTCTTTTTTTGGCATTTTAGCACCAGAAGTGTGCCTTTCAGTGCCTGCAGCATCTCTATAAGTTTCTCTTTCTCTTCTTGGTGTTACATAACCTACTCCAGGGACATTTCCAGTTTGTCCTCTATCTCTGGCAGCATTTCTTTCTGCTGCTCTTTTCGCTGCTCTTTGGCGATTCTTATCGTAGTTGTCACCCTCATTTAAAATACTCTCTCTCCACTCTTCACTCATATTTGCCATAATAGCAAGTGCCGATTCTTCAGTATCGGCATAACCTTCATCAAGAAGATGACCTTTGATTACATCAAATGGGTCAAAATGAGAAACCATACTGCCGGGTTTTTTGGAACCAAGTGTAGGTGCCTTTGGTGTGGATGGAGTTGGGGTTGTTTTTGCAGCGGCAGGAGTTGGACTAAATGCTGGTGGTTTTTCCATTACCTTAGCAGCAGTTTGTTGAAGTGCTCCACCAGCAGACTTTGCTGCCTGAAGTGCTTTCTCTGGAGATGCTCCCGATGCTCTTGCCGATTGTGCTGCCTTCAATTCGGCAGATGTTGGAGTCCTTCTCTCAAAGGTAGTGCCCCCAAGTTTACCCATTGCAGGTCCTGCTGGTTTTGTGGGTGTTGGTGATACTTTAGCGGGAGCACCGGCAGAAGGTCTAGGAGCACCGCCAGAAGGTCTGGCGGCAGCGGGTGCTGGTGCTGCTGGTTTTGTGGCAGGAGCAGGAGTTCTAGTGATGGGAACAGGAGTAAGTCCAGGAGTTCTATTGGCAGGAGCGGCAGGAGCAGGAGTTTTTACTTGTGTGGATGGGGGAGCATATCTACCAAATCCACCAGTATTTTGGAAAGTTGGGGATGCAGGTTTCCTTGTTGGTTGTCCGTAAATACCTGTAGTTCTTGGTGTGGCGTCTGCACCGGAACTTGTTATAGATTTAATGGCATTACCTACAGCAGTATCTAACTTATTAGGTTTAGTTTTAGTATTTCCCCCCAGATTAGTTCCATAAATTTCTTCCAAATACTCTTCATACATCTCCTCCCAGGTATAATCACTCAGGTCATAACCTTCTTCAAGAAGTGAATTGACCCAGTTCTCAACTTCTTCCCAAACTTGCTCTTCGGTGAGTTCTTGAGGAGCATATACTGCTTGATATGCCTCCATCAAACCATATGCATCAGTACCAGTAAGTCTAGACATCTTTTCTTATAAGTTCTTTATAGTTTTATTTATAAAAAAAGAGAGCCTCAAGGACTCTCATTAGTTTTATTATTCAACCAAATATAAGAATAGTCGTGGTCTCCAAAAAGCACATCATCATATTCGGCAGCATCCTTATAAGATTTTATAATTTCTTCTTCACACCACTCATCGTAATTTCCATCACTATTGAGTATTTTTGGTGTCACAACTTGAATCCGGAGAAAGTATTAGCACCAACATCCTGTTTAATACCACCAATCACATAGGATTCTTTTTCCGTTTCCATAGGTGCCTCCTGAAGTTCTCTTGAATTCAACCAGTGTGAGGTCCAAGGAAGAGGATTATTCTTCGCAGGAATATCATAAAGTGGGCGAAGACCAATTGCCTTCATTCTGCGGTTGGCAGTCCATTCGACATACTGGCAAAGAAGTTTATCATTCAGACCAATCATAGAACCATCCTTGAACAAATATTCTGCCCAGAGTTTTTCTTGATTGACTGCATTCTCAAAAGTCTTATAGACCCACTGCTCTTCTTCCTGTGAGATTTTCTTCATATCAGGGTCATCACCCTCCTTCCATTTGTTGAGAATGTTCTGAGTAATGACCAAGTGCTGACTCTCATCACGGGCAATTAGACCGATGATTTTTGCACTTCCCTCCATAAGTTTGAGTTCGCCAAATGCAAAACTGCAAGCGAAACTGACGTAAAAGCGAATACCTTCAAGAATATTAACGTTTGCAACTGCTCTGAAAAGTTTTCGTTTGAGTTCATATCTTTCTGCCTGTGCGTAAGGAACTGATTCTTGGGCGTATTTCCAAAGTTCAGAAGTTCCATAATGTTGAGCACTATTGATGAAATCATTATATGCTTCGGTGACACTCACGGCACGTTCTAGGATTCTTTCATCACGAAGAATTGTATCAAAGACATCCGCAGGGTCCGAATAAACATTCTTAATGATATAGGTATATGAGCGACTATGAATCATCTCCATAAACTCCCAGACCTTCATACATGCTTCCAATTCAGGAAGAGAGCAGTAGGGAGCAAATGCCATACCGGGACCTCTTCCCTGAACCGAATCAAGCATAATCTGATATTTCAGATTACTGGTGAAAATATGTTTTTGTTCTGGACGTAATGTTTGATAATCACCACGATCTTTCTGAAGAGATATTTCTTCAGGTCTCCAAAAGTATCCAAGTTGTTGCTGAGTTAATTTATCAAAGATTGGATACTTGTAAGAATCATAACGCTGGATGCCCAGAGGTGCTCCAAAAAACATCGGTTGCTTTTTAGTATCTACCTCTTCAGAGTTAAAAACTGTCATTTGATTGACCACATTCTTCTCCGCTAGTTTTGTCTTAAAGTTAAAATCCATAATTTTTATTCTCTAAATTAACTCACACTTTTATATTTACTCAGGTCAGATTTTGCAACTTTCACAGTCGTTTTCATCAGAACTCATAATGTCATTCAGGAGTGATTGAAGGTCTTCTTTTGATTCTTCAACCACTTCATCGGTCTTAATGTCATAAGTATTCTGATAATAACTTGTTTTCCATCCCAATTTGTAAGTTGTAAGAAGGTCTTGTGCCATCACCGACACAGGTACTTCATTATTGGGATAATTTTCTGGATTATATGACCAGTTTCCAGAAATTGCCTGATCAAAGAACTTTTGCATAACAGCAACAATATTGATATAACCAGTATTGCTAGGCATATCCCAAAGAAGCGTATAGTTGTTCTTAAGAGTTTGATACTGGGGTACAATCTGTTTGAGCGGACCCTTCTTTGATTTCTTAATGGACAAGTATCCCCGAGGTGGTTCAATTCCATTTGTTGCATTTGACACAACGGAACTGCTCTCCGAAGGCATTTGTGCCGACAGTGTTGAGTTCCGTACTCCATATTGCTTAACTTGTTCCCTAAGACTATCCCAATCATATTTCAAATTATTCGGAACAATTTCATCAACATCTCTCTTGTATGTATCAATCGGTAGAATACCCTGACCATACTTGGTACGATGAGAATACTCACAGGCACCTTTTTCTTTCGCAAGATTTACGGTTGACTTAATCAGATAATATTGGAATGCCTCACTCAAGTCGTGAACCAGATTCCAAGATGCAGGATCCTCATATTTGACGCCGTGCTTAGCAAGGAAGTGTGCCAAACCAATATAACCTATCCCAAGTGATCGGCGCCTCTTGGTGAAGTTCTCTGCTGCCTTTACGGGGTAATTTTGATAGTCAATAATCTCATCCAAAGCACGAACAGAAAGATCGCAAAGTTCTTTCATATCATCAAAGTGCTTTAGTTTTCCAACATTTATCGCAGATAGAATACAAGTTGCGACTTCTCCATTCTCATCATCAATATGCTGTATTGGAGTCGTGGGTTCGGTGATCTCCATACAAAGGTTACTCATATTAACCTTATCCAGATAAGAACTATGAGAGTTGCAGTGGTCAATATTCATAATGTAAATACGACCGGTCTCTGCTCTTTCCTTCAGAAGATCCAGAAAAAGTTCTTGTGCTCCAATAGTTTTTCTTGGAATAGACTCATCTTGCTCCGCATTTACATATATCTCATCGAATGAATCTGTACCAAAAGCATCATACAATCCGGGAACTGAGTGTGGGGAGAAAAGTGTGATCTCCTGATTCTTGATGAATCTTTCATAGAACAGTTTGGATATTTGAATTCCATAATCCAATTTACGAACACGATTATCTTCAGTTCCTTTGTTATTTTTGAGAACTAGAATGTCTTCTATTTCTTGGTGCCAGATAGGAAAGAAAACTGTAGCAGAACCACCTCTGATGCCGTTCTGAGTGCAGCATCGGACAGTTGCCTCAAACTTCTTAAGGAAGGGCACCACGCCTGTGTGTTGTACCTCTCCGCCTCTGATTTTGCTGTTGATGCCACGAATTCTACCAGCGTTAATACCGATACCAGCCCTTTGTGAGAC